CTACTGCAATGATCCCTTGCAATGAGCGTTGGATGCTTTCTTCTAGTGCGATGTAACCGACTTTTAATTTTCGTGTTAAGAAATGGTGGGCTAACTCCCTACACATACTCGACTTACCAGTACCACTACCTGCTGTAATCAGGTTCATCTCTGAACGTCTGATCCCTCGCATCATGTGGTTTAGTTTTGGCCACGGATAGGTACAGATAGAGTCAGCTCCCTTCTTTATTACCTCCTCCCAACAGTCAGCACTATCTCTTATTCCTTCTGGTTTAACGGGGATAGCTTTCCAAAGTATATCTCTAAGTTCTTCTCCTTTTCCTGCAAGGAGCATTTCATTTGCGTCTTTGAATTTTCGCAGTCGTGCAATAGCGACAGGTACTCCAGCCAAAACTTCCGTTGCTTTAAGGGCAGCGTCATTACCTGGTTGATCGTTGTCGAAACATAGAACTGTTCGAAGATGTCCTGAGAGCCATAGCTCATTCATTACTAAATATTTGCTAGCACTTTGTGCTCCACTTGGCAAGGACACGACGGGAAACTTATTGCCTTGAATTTGTGATGCAGCCATACAATCAGTCTCGCCTTCAGTCACAACACAGAAGACTTGACTCTGATTAGTCTGTCTCCATAAGCGTTGTCCCCATAACTGAATCTTTGTCATATCACCTAGCCATATGAACTTCTTATCCTTGAACCTGAGATGCTGAGCTACATCTTTACCAGTGTGATCTTGATACGTTGCGACTTGAACAGGTTGGCCGTTGTATTCAGCTAGTCCATATTCAAATAGTTCGCACGTCTCTTTAGTGATTCCTCTTTTAGGTAAGGCTTTGTAAACTATCCGATCTTTAGGGATCAGTGGTTTAACTGCCTTCTCTTTCTTGAAGGGATTCATAACAGGTTTCTTAGGTGTGAAGGGTTTGCTTTCTTTCTTGTTGGGTTGATACTGATAGCCACATCCAAAGCAGTGAGCATGACCGTCATCAAACCATGCAAGATTGTCCTTGCTATCACATTCAGGGCATGGACTCTTTCTTAGGTACTTGCTTTTCTCTTTCATGTTTCTCCCAGTGTTTAATGAGTAGACGCAATTCATCTATACGCTTAGTTGCGTAGTCGATACGTTGTTGAGTGTTCATCTAGGTGTTTGCCATGTATCTAGTTGGTCGATCATCCAGCCGTTGTACTTAGGGATCATCTGCTTGCAACTGGAGCACTGAAGAGCCGACCATGCCAGATGATATATCCTATGAACGTGACCACATTCAGGACATTTAATATTCTTGCCATCACGACCAGCACGATCTTTCTTTTGAATCAGTGCATAGTCATCAACAAGAGTTTGCTTTCCATCTCTGATTGAGATGTGTTTACTGTGTGTTGTTGGAGTCATACCAGTCATCAGGGATAATGCCGCTACTCCATTTGAATCCATTTCTTGTAGCCCACTGACCATAAGTAATAGATCTTTTGGCACGGCTGATCTTGTCTTTGGCGTTTTGAAAGCACAGTCTTATATCCAAGTGTGGATGCTGAGCTTTCACGCATAGCATTTTGCGCCTATCAGTTGGGGAAAAGAATCCCTTAGTCTCTACGATTACACCATTAGGAAGAATGAAATCAGGTTTATACCTGCCCTCCCATGTGTAGTCAAGGACAAGGGATTCATAACTGAATGAGACACGACGCTTGTCAAGGCTGGCTGCGATACCAGCCTCAAACTTACTTCTATATTTAGAAGGTGGATGCGTCCTCCTCTGAGGATGAGAAAGGGTTGCATGAAGGTGCGTCTTCCTGCGTGAACGTGCCCTCCTCTTTGGAAAAGGGATTACTTGTTGATCCCCCTTGTTTTTGGTACTCGACAAATGATGTTACTTGTACTGCATTTAGATTAAGTGCAAGTCCTACACCTGAACCAGTGTGGTTATAGGGTGAAGCATTGAAAGCTATCTTCCCTTTTGATGTGGGATCTATGTTGGCTAATGGCTTTGATTTCTCTGATGAAATCTCTACTCCATTAGCATCAGCCAGCAAGGGAGCATTGCGTTCAAAGGTTGAGCCATCTTTCTTGTTTACTCCCTTCTGCTTTCTCTTACATTTAATAACGTAAGCTTCTAATGGTTGGCCTTGAAAGTCACTAAGCTCATCATTCTTTAATAGCTTAAGAGTCTTAGCGTCACAGTATCTATAGCCAAACGGCATAAACTCTTGAAGCTTGAACTTCTTATCAGGACTAGCAGCCTTTAGTTCCTTCTTGTACTCATCAAAGTATCCTTCAATGCTAGAGATAAAGGCTTCTGCTTCTTTAGAAGTTGGCTTTCCTTGGCTATCAAGAGGGATGATGCCAGTGATCTCCCATCTTGGATCATTTTCCTCAATGGTTGATAGTTTATGTGGAGTAATAAAGGCATAACTCAAGTTACACACTGGAGTTATAAAGTCTTTGGGATTCATGTGATGAAATAGGTTGAGTGTTTAACGGATGATGGATCGAAGTCCCCTGCTACTGGAGTAGGTGGTAACTCTTTTCCTTTAGTTGTGTCGATTTGATTGGTGAGGTGGGTTGTGATGTGACTAAGCCAAGGTTGTTTATACATCTCAGCAAATGTCCATCGAACTGAGTCTCTTAGTTGACTCATCTCACTTGGTGTACTTACAAAGCAGTCATGAATACCTCCTATGTTTTTGATACCACTCATGTGTGCATGGATAGCAGCAAAGGCAAGGTGACTAGAGTCAAGAGAGTGGATGACGTTAGGCGAAAGTGAATTAGCCATACGTTTGGTATCCAAATCTTCTAGCTCCTCGTTAGCACGTATATCTAAGTGAACATCAGATAGATAGTTCAATTGAATACGTGTCTTCCTTATGTCCTTATAGTCCTGAACAACAGGTAGTTGACTAGGACTCAACCATGTAAGTGGTTTATTTTGTTGGCCAGCTTTACGACCAATGGATTTAAACCATTGCATAGCCTTGACCGCTGGCTGGATCAAGGCAGTCGCCTCTTCATGGAGGATCTTTGCCATGAAGTGAACCGTTGTCATGGCTCCCTTCTTAGTAGTCCATCCTCCATGTGTATATAATTCTTTCCCTCTTTTCTGTGCCCAATCGTAAGCAAAGTAATAACAGGCAGTGCGTGTTGCTGAGTATGGAGTACACATGACTATGTTCTTAGCCAAGCTGCGATCAGGTTGTAGTTCCATCCATCGTCTAGCTCTATCATCAGTGTGATCTCTTAGTCTTTCATTAACTCTCTTGATTACTTCACCATATATATCTTGAGGTTGGTCAGTATTAACAAGGTTGACCATGCTTGCCATCTTCTGATTAGCAAGCAAAGAACTGTAGTGCTGTATGCCTGAGCAAGTAGCATCTAAATTCACAGCATGATTACAGATATGTCCATAGCCCTCTTGTTGAAAGAGATAGTAAGCACGACAAAAGGATAGGAATTGCCACGGCTTATCAGCTCTCATCCAAAACTCAGCGTTAAGCCAAGGATCATTGCCAGCTCCAGTGATTAGCTGTTCTTTATCTAGTACCCAATCAATACGTGTATTAAAGGTGGACTTCAATCCATATAGATTTGCACCATGTATACGTAGCCAGTTGAGATCATCTTCATTCTTAATAGGTGTGCCATGAGCAAAGATAAGTAAGCTCCTAGCCAAGTCATTACCTTGAGGATTTAAGAACGGTGGCCTTGAGTAATAGCGACCACGGAAATCTAATTGTTGCGGGAAATATATTTCATCCTCATCTTTAAACTTATCTGCTATCCATAAGAGTTTTGTTTGTGCTATCCGTTTACTTCTAGTCCTTTCATTCTTCTCATGTATATACCTAGCGTGTTGCCTCCACCTCGTTACATCAGGATGATCCTCCTCTAAATGTTTTGGATATGGTCTAACAGGATATCCATTGATAGGTAACAAGCAGCTTATCTCTAGGTTTTTATCTACTGCATACTGAGCATGATCCAACATGTCAGTATTTATTTTCCATGCTGTATCTTGCAGAATATTGGCTGCCTTATAGAACGGTTCAGTTCCATTGGTCTGCCTACCTACTAGCTTGTTGTTGCTCTTCAAGAATTTAGATTGAACAGCTTCAGTTAAATAACCTCCATTAGTAGGGCTAGTCCACGGTCTTGGCTTCACATACATAGGCAAGTAGTTAGGTGTCATCAACTCTTGCTTATTCTTTACGTCATTGATCCAATCCATACATTCTTTAGTCGCCTTGACCACACGCCTCGGTGGTTTATATGTGTAGTCCACTTCAATTGTTATTAGTCCAGTCTCTCTAGCTATCAGTTCAACTAGGAATAAACCTGACGCTAGCTTTTCTCTTGCAGTCCAGTTATTCGTATGTTTCATACGCCTAATGACTGCCATCTTGTGAGCCTTACGACTCCTACCTCTACTGAACTTGAACAGTTCATCTTTAGTAGCACGGTCAAGCATGGTCTCTATCCATACCTTGTCCATGACATCACGACATACAGCATGGAGTGTGGGTGATGCACTCAAGGAATCAAGGATTGTCCTTACTCCTATTGCTGCTAGTTGTTGAGGTGGTAGTTCAATGAGTGGAGTAAGCAAGGCGAATGTTTTACCTGCCTTACCTGCTTCAATCTTCTTACGTACTGACCTGATATGTGGGATTAGTGTTGCGGTTCCATGTGCCGTCAACACTTCACCGTAGTTAGACAAGCTTTCCATCTTGCCTTTGCGCTGAAAGTTCTCGATGATCTTCACTCGATCACGACCTAGTGTTGTCATCCATCGTTCCAACGCAATCTGATCTGCGTTAGTCCTCATAGGGATACCAAAGAAGTTCTCTTAATCTGACTGACATATACATCAGTCTGTTAGTCCAGTCTTTAGCTCAAGGTGAGTGGCCAATGACTCTCTAAACTCATTGGATTCCGTGTATCTTTCGATAACTCCACGTAATAATTCAGAGTCGCTTAGTCCCTTGACCTTGGATAACTCCTTCACTAGCTGAGATGTAGGAGGAGAAAGCATGATGGTGTGCTTGATCTTTGCTGGTACTGGGCTGTTGGTTTCTTCAGTCATGGAAATAGAATTTGCGTAGGGTTGACTCAACTAAAAGGTTGTTAACTGTTGGTTCAGGAAACTCCTGCTTCAACAGTCTTTGAAAGCGTTCTTCTTCTAATGCTTTAGAAGTAGCTTTCTCTCCTATCTCTTCGATAGGTGGATGATCAAAACACATGTGCCAATGAGTTGCATTGTCTGGGATGTGTTTCCAGTGGCAACTCATCCAAGTACCTGATCTATCAGGCATACCATGTTCAAACAACACAAAGAAAGAGACCTCGCCCTTGTCATTAGCGTGTTGTTCTTCTGGTTTTCTATCCTTTAGTTGATAGATTGTTCCAAGTTCCATAATCGTGGCGGGATTTGAATTTAGTGTGAAGGCCAGTGAATAGCCCGTGGTATTGATGACCAGGTAGATATCTTCTGTCCCATAAATACAGGACTTCTTGATATCTAACTCTCATCCTGTCTTGTTCCACTGTTGTCTTTTTCATTTAATGCACAACCAAAGTCACATAACAGGATAGATAGTTGAGTGCTTGGCTCTCTTCCATGAGTGTTGTAGTACCACTCACGCAGAAAGTCATACATCTCACGGTGTTGTGTGTAGCCTGAAATCATAGGTTCTTGCGAGTCCATTAAATGTAGCAACGGTGTACCAGTGGTAGTTCATTGTTACATGAACAGTTATATTTCATCTTCCATATGCTCCTACATTCTTCAAGAATATATAAAGCAGGATGATGATGCAGATTAAAACGATAAAGGATTGCATGGGTTAACCATTGGTAGTGTTCTTCTTATGTGGAGATTCCTGCCGTAGTCTCATCTGTCTCAATCATGAAAGCCAGGGATAAAGGTCGGCAGGTCTGTAATGATCCAGTGCCCGCACTTGGCTCCGTTGCTATCTCTTAACGGCTGTTCACCTTCTCCCAGGTAATCAACCTCTAGTGAACTTTCATGGCTTTTAGATGCCAGCTTGGTAAGGATGCGGGCCACCTCGTAGCCACTCATACCGCCATCGAAGGCGGCATTATCCATCTCTATTTCTATCGTTAGTTTCATGCTCCTATCTCCTCCAGTGTCTCTAGATATGTTTCAACTCTATCCTTGCCGAAGTTTTCAAAGACTAGTAAAGCCTCGCCAATTTGGTGCAACTCTCTAGCTCCCCATCTCTTATCCCTTATTAGATCTTTGAACGCATCTAGCGGGCTGTACTCATCCTCTCGCCATAAGCTAGCTGAATCCCATTGGAGATCTTGCACCTTGTCAAAGGCTGCAATTGCGTTGGTCGTCCTCATAATAATAATGTGGTAGGTGTTCATTGGTAATGATAGGCATACTATTGATGCACCGTCAATACTCTTGATCATCATTGAGTACTATTGCCTACCTTTGCTCTCCTTGTGCGGCTAATCCCACAGAGTCACCAACCGCCAGGGTTGCCACCTCTTGTCGGTGTGAATCTATGGCAGCGAAGGTGGAACGATGAGGCGGCCCCCTATTTAAGCTGAAAATAAAAAGGTAGATGGGGGGAGGGATCCCAGCAACGCCCTTACGTTACCCCCTCAGATTTTTGTGGTAAAAAAGTAGGTTCAGGAGCAGTGGTGAGCCAATGGTATAGGGGAGGTACTTCTTCATATGTGGAGAAAAGGGAAAAAGTACGTTAGTTTTTAGTTGTTAACCAGCCAAGATCCCCATTAGTAAGTAAAGTGGTTAACGAAGGGAGGCTTCCTGTGGTGGGTGGGCCTCCTTATTATTGATATAGTGGAGTTATGGCAAAGAAAACGACCACAGATGTATTAAGTGAGCTACATGCAGGGTTAGCTCATTTATTTAAAGAGAGATTAGAAGAAGGGACGTTAGGGACAGCGGAGTTAAATATTTTGAGGCAGTTTTTGAAGGACAATCAGATCAGTTCACAGCCAGTAGAGGGTAGTGAATTTGGAGAATTAGCTAAGGCATTACCTGATATAGAGAATGTAATCTCATTAAAGAAGCGTAGAGCGTAATGGGTGTAAAGAAATGGCAGAAGTTGCCGCTTCCATATAGCGATGACTTCCGATATTTCCTTGTATTGGTATGGAGGCACCTGCAATTACCAGATCCGACACCGATACAGTTGGATATTGCAGAATATATGCAGGATGGGCCTAAAAGAAGAATAATCGAGGCTTTTCGGGGTGTAGGAAAGAGCTGGATGGCAGCGGCTTACGTCCTGTGGCTATTAAGGAACGACCCACAAAAGAAAATAATGGTGGTGTCGGCATCAAAGACGAGGGCTGATGACTTTGCACAGTTCTGTTTAAGACTGATCCGAGAGATGGAGTTGTTGAAGTGCCTCGATCCTGACCGTGACGAACAGAGAAGTGCGAGTAATAGGTTCGATGTCCGTCCTTCGATTCCTGACCAAAGCCCATCGGTGAAATCTGTCGGGATTTTTGGCCAGTTAACTGGTTCCAGAGCAGATTTGATCCTTGCTGATGACGTGGAAGTTCCAAATACAGCGTGGACAGTGGGGATGAGAGAAAAACTTTTGTCATCTGTTGGTGAATTTAATGCAATTCTTAAGCCAGGCGGGGAAATTATGTTCCTTGGTACGCCTCAAACAGAAGAAAGTATCTATAACAAACTTAGATTACGTGGATATGAATGTCGAATCTGGCCTTCACGTTTCCCAGCTAACCCTGAACGATATGGTGATGCGTTAGCTCCTTGTATTGCTGGAGAAGTTACACATAGAAAAGGTGATCCAACTGATCCAGATCGTTTTTCTGAATTAGATTTGGTCGAAAGAGAAGCGAGTTATGGTCGTTCTCAATTCAACTTACAGTTCCAACTTGATACCACTCTCTCTGATTTAGAAAGATTCCCTTTGCGACTAAATGATTTAGTTGTAATGGAAATAAAAGATCATGCACCTGAGAAAATTGTATGGTCGTCAGGAGCCGAATATAGAATTAGTGACTTGCCTGCGGTGGGGTTCAGCGGAGATTACTACCACAGACCAGCGTTTTTGCATGGCGATTGGTTGGAGTTTCAAGGATGCGTCATGCACATTGACCCCAGTGGCAAGGGTGCAGACGAAACAGCCTATGCAATTGTCGCCCACCTCAACGGGAACTTATTTGTTTTGGAGGTCGGTTCTTTCAGGGAAGGTTACACGGAAACTGTTTTAGAAGGTTTAGCTCAAGCGGCGAAAAGACAGAAGGTAAAGTTAATTCTCCTTGAAGATCAGTTTGGTCAAGGAATGTTAGCCAGTCTTTTACAGCCATATCTTAGAAATATTTATCCATGTACGATTGAACCAACTAGAAGTAATGTTCAAAAGGAAAGAAGAATCATTAATGCACTTGAGCCTGTATTAAATCAACATAGATTAATAATGAATAGGTCGGTAATAGAAATAGATTCCAAAGCTAGAGAGAATGATCCAGTCGAAAAAGCTTTGGCTTATCAACTGTTCCATCAGTTAACTCATATCACCGTCGACAAAAATTGTTTACAACATGATGACAGATTAGACGCATTAGCGGGTGCAGTTGAATATTGGAACGAATCTCTTGCTATAGATGAGGACAGAGCAATTAAAGAACGTGAATCAGAACTTTGGGATCTTGAACTGGCTGCTTACAAAGGGGAGATTGAAGGCGCGCTTGACGCCAAAATCCTTGGTATCCCCCTCGACCAACTCCAAAGAACAGGAAAAACAGGAGATGGATGGTTCTCCCTTGCAGGAAAGCACTGAACCTAGATATTTTGTTGTTCGTTTGCCCGGATCTTTCACCGCCTATGGAGAAGAATCTGGATATCAAACTGTTGTTTTAGCTAGAACAGCTAATGAAGCATTTGAATCTGCTTGTGATAGTAATTCATGGGAGATCCTTCCCTTTGAAGTAGAACAGGTACATGTTTTCCCTAAAGAAGTTAGGCTTTAACTGCGCCAACTCCTTGGTTTAAGTTGTGCTACTTGTTTTTCAAGTGCATTGACTCTATGAAATAACTCACGAATATCTCTTTCTTTCCTAGAACTATTATTTCCAATAGCCATAACTACAGTTGTTGCTGCGACACCAATGAGAGCTGCCCATAATTCATTCATTGCGCTAATGTTTAGTTGAATTTCATTTAGTTTATGGCAGACCAACAGACCGCTCCTCCTTCAGACAAGAAGGAAGAAAAGAAAAAAGGTGTAATTAATAAACTTCAGGAGATGACTCCTGACAAAGAAGAACAGATTGCTTTAGTCGGAGTTGCAGTGCGTTTGGGAATTGTCGTTTGGAGTGGATTTTGCCTGACTTTGGCGTACATAGATTTACCAGGATTCCCTAAACAGACCTTCGATCCCACGTTCATTGCTTCGATATTTACTAGCACCCTAACGACATTTGGAGTGCAGGCGGCCTCCAAGAAGGGTAACAGTGGCGTATCTAAGGAGGATGTAGAGAAAATGGTGAAGACAAGTGCAGCCGAGCAGGTCATTCGCATTCAAACGCCTGTGAAGATACAATCACCTGATGGTGGAGAGATCACTCAGATTATCGAAGCTCCTCAAACCCCACCTAAAGACGCATGAAGAAATTACTTTTCCTTTTATTCCTAGCAGCACCTGCTCAGGCAGATATTCACCATGCTATAACCACGAGCACTCAGCTCACTGTTAACGCTGCTGCAACACAAGCCCAAAGAATCGGGTCGAGTTTTTCTGCGGCTGGCTCAAACATAGATACAACTGATGGAACAACTGCGAACACCGTCTCGGCAGGGACAATTACGAGTGGCGTTTATTCGCCTGGAACGATTGCTGCAACGCAAGATAACCCAGGAGCCGCCTTCTCGTATTCCCAAAGTTATACTCAAGCGGATGCAGTCCCTACTTCAGCTCCATCGGTAGGAGCTGTAGGGAATTTTTCTAATGTAACTTCCACCGCAGCGGGAACCGCTGGTAGTTTAGCGGGCACGATTACAAGCCAAGGTGTATTTACAATTACGGCGGGTGGTGCTGGTACTTCTGCGATTGGTAGCATGGAGAGCGCTTTAACTATTAAGTGATGAAGCGGCTTCTGCCACTGTTATTACTTATAAGTTCCCCTGCTTATAGTGTACCTGTTGTGCCAAACTTCTCGCAAGGAAGTATGACTAGCACAACTCGTACTGTTTCAACAGTGGTAGAAAATATAGTATCTCACGATTATAATACTGGCCATCAATATTCAATTAACGGATCTAATTTAACAATAAGTGGATCAACAATATCTCCTGACAACAGCTCTGTAACTGGAACTATCAATGGACAATCACAATCATGGACTGGTTTAGACCTTTCTACAAAACCAAACGTGACAATCACAAATGGAGGCCAGCCCTTTCAATACGTGGAAACATATCGAGGGCCGGGGCTATCCAATATGACGACTATTCAGCGAACAACAAATATAGAAAGCACTACAGAAACTACCTCGGTCTTTGCGCAGTAGTTCTTTTATATGGAGGGAGTGCTGTAGCACAGACCAGTTCTACAGCAGCTCCCGTAGCAAATAGTAGTGGTTCAGTGACCAATATGGGTATACAGAATTTACCTGGAAATAGTGTTACAAATCATTACGGAGGTAATATTATTTGCCAAGGCCCAATGTTAACTATCTCTCCATTTGTTACCGATTCACATACATATAGTACGCCTAGAGAATATTGGTATGATGCGCCTTCTTACAATGACGATGGATCACTTTCTCACCACGTTGCCACTCGTACTGGACAGAAAGATAACTTTGCTTTGAACTTGGGAGTATCTGCTAACTTCTCAATTCCATTAGATGGTGGGATGCAAAGTAGATGTAAGGCTGCTGTAGATAGGCAGCTTAAGTTAATGGAAGAAGTCAATAATTTTAAAAGATTAGACTTCGAGATCACCAGATTGAAGAATTGTGGTGAGCTGAAATTAAAGGGCATCGAGTTTTCAGCCGATAGTCCTTATCGAGATATATGTAAGGATGTAGTTGTAAGGGCAAAACCTGGGCAAGTTTTACCGCATAGACATACACTTAAACCTTTAGAGGTGGTAAACCCCGCTTCTCCCGATAAGAATTAGCACGCTTCTCTGAAGGGGTTAAAGCTCTAACTGGTTTACCTAATTTCTTTTTAATCTTATTAATTATCTGTTTAACTATTGGCTTGACCACACGTAAGAGGAGAGGGGTGGCCAAAGCGGTAGAAGTGGCAATGAGAGTAATACCAGTAGTGCTAACAACCTGAGGAGCTGTTGGAATAGCATTAATGATTTGTTGCGTTGTTGTTAGTTTCTTGTATTGAGTAACGCAACGGTTCCCTATTAATTGATATCCAATTATTTCTTTCCGTCCATCCTCGATTTTAGTTCCAATTTCCGCCGCTCCAGGTGGCGGGCAATCCTCGATCTTCTTGGGGGGAGGTGGATCCGCTGCTGGGATGGGTGGTTGTGGATATCTTTGTTCCTCGCTCTTTGGTGGATATACAAGTTCTTCTGGCGTGTAATCCATTGCGTTGTAGCTTGGATACTGCGCTTGGCATAAGACAACATTTCCTTTTGGGTCGTTAGTTAGTAATGCACTATTCTCCCTACTATTCTTTCGTGCTTCAACACATCCAGGCATATCTATAACAGGAAAACCTAATTGAACAGTTACAGGAGCTGGTGTTTGAAGTGATGTTGGTGGATGAATTATCCAAGTGCGTATAGGTTCAATTCTTGGAACAGGTATTCTTGGGATCTCAGTCACACTAAATTAGTAAATAATAACTTCTTTGCTAATATTTAGACACCTAGACCCTTCTTGCAACTACAACGGCCCTTTGCGGAGGACACCCAGAGTAAATGAAGATTAGGTCGGGAAAACACACCCAATTCTTTTCATTTATCTAGGTCATTTTGTATGGCTAACTTTACAGCTTCGCGGCTGGGTTATGTAAATAACACTGGTACCGCGAACTATGCTAACCTTAACGAATTATTCCTGAAAGTCTTCTCAGGAGAAGTGCTCTCAGCCTTTCGTAAGGCCACTGTATTCGAGAAATTGCATACAGTTAGAACAATTGCATCAGGAAAATCAGCCCAATTTCCAATAATTGGACTTAGTTCAACTGCCTATCATACTCCAGGCACTCAGTTGACAGGTAATGCAATCAAACATGCTGAGGCTACTATAAATATTGATGACAAACTTGTCAGTAATGTTTTTATAGCAGACATCGATGAAGCCAAGAACCATTATGACGTGAGATCTCAGTACTCAACTGAGATGGGTAACGCATTAGCTTATACATTTGATCAGAATGTAGCGGCAATGGTTGCACAGGCGGCACGTACTGCAACTAACTTCAACACTGATCTCCCTGGAGGTACACGGATTAAGATTGTTGCTTCAAGTAAGGCAGCAATTACTGGTGCTCAGTTGGCCACTGCAATGTTCTCCGCTGCTCAGCAGATGGACGAGAACAATTTGCCTGAGAACGATAGATACTGCGTCATGGCTCCTGCCGAGTATTACAAACTCGCTCAGGTAACAGACGTTATCAACCGTGACTGGGGCGGCCAGGGTGCTTATGCAGACGGCACAGTATTGAAAGTAGCTGGACTACATATCATTAAGTCCAACCACCTTCCAACTACAAACCGTTCTGCTGTAACTGGTGAGAACAACACCTATCACGCAAACTTTACTGACAGTGTTTCACTTGTGTTTAACAAGCAAGCTGTTGGTACTGTGAAGTTGATGGATCTTAAGATGGAACAAACCGGATCTGATGTTCATGCTTTATGGCAGGGTACATTCATGGTTGGTTCTATGGCTCATGGTAGTGGCGTTCTTCGTCCTGACTGTGCAGTTGAAATCTATACAGCTACTAGCTGACCTTTATGGGGGGCTTTGCCCCCCTTTTCACTATGCCTTTACTTAAAACAAGTCAATTAGAAGCAGTTAATAGAGTGCTTCAGATGATGGGTGAAGCTCCTGTTAATAGTTTGTCTGGTCAATTTGGATTAGCCAAGCAAGCCGATGACACCCTTACTGATGTAAGCCGTAGAGTTCAGGCAGAAGGGTGGAGTTTTAACACTGATTATCAAGTAACTCTTAGCCCTGATGCAAATAAAAATCTTTTGGTGGGCAGTAATGTTAGCCGTGTAGTTGTTGATATTCTTGCTTATCCTGATTATGACATTATTGAAAAAGGAGGAAAATTATATGATCGTTTAAATCATACTTTTGAATTTACTGATGATGTAAAAGCTGATCTTACTTATATGTTGGATTGGGATGACTTACCTGAACATGCTCGTCAATACATAATGACTAGAGCAGGAAGACAATTACAAGAAGCCATTATAGGAAGTACAGATCTAACTAAAATGAATCTTGCAGCAGAAGCCGAAGCAAGAACACAATTCGTTGAAGAAGAAACAACGAAGAGTGAACACAATATGATAAGAGGGAATCCAAATCGGTTTGGCCCATTGAGTACATATATGCCTGGCCGTGCCGTTATTAGGTAATCATGCCATTAATTAGCAGTACTATCCCTAACCTTATTAATGGGGTTAGTCAGCAGCCACCAGCCTTAAGGTTAGCTTCTCAAGCAGAGTCAGTTATTAACTGTATGCCAAGTCCTGTAGAGGGCTTAAAGAAGCGTCCTCCTATGGAGCATATTGGTAAATTGTTTGCTGGTAGTGCTGGAACTGGAAGACCTTTCACAACAATTGTTGATAGAGATGGAACTATTCAATACCTCGTTTTCATTCAAGATAATGATATTAAAGTATTTGGATTAGATGGAAGTAGTAAAACTGTTAACAAACCAAATGGAACTAGCTACTTAGATATATCTAATAGTGCTGATCCTTCTGAGCAATTCAGAGTTGCATCTGTTGCAGACTATACATTCATTGTTAATAGAGAAAAAACAGTAACAACATATTTCCAAGATGGAGTTACTTATAGTCAATCAGGAACAACCGTTACTGTTAATTCAACAGGACATGGACTTACAACATCTGATCGAATTTCGATTGATTGCACTTCTGGCAATGGAGTAGATGGTAAATACGATGTGGCCTCTGTTTCTACAAACTCGTTTACATATACTGCTGGTACTTCTTTAACGACAAGTGGTAATGCTGCTTATAACGTAATGACTCCTACCTATGGCACTAAATCAATGGTGTTTATTAAGGCAGCAGATTACTCTGGTACATATAAAGTTAAAATCAAAAGTGCTGATGGGACAAGTACTCTTGCGGATGTTAGTTATACAACAGCAGCGGTAGGAGGTACACAGCCTGACACGTTAACTATTGCGACTAACTTGCGTAATTCACTCGCTTCAGCATTAAGTAGTGGATGGACTTTTACTGTTGTAGACTATGTTATTCAGATTGAAAAGACTGATGGTGGTGATTATCAAATAGAAAGTAGTGATACAAAAACAGGAACCTATACCAAAGCAATTAAAGGAACAATAGATACTATTACAGATCTTCCAACATTGGCTGAGCATGGATTTGTTGTCAAAGTCCAAGGAACAAAAACAACTGGATTAGATGATTATTATGTAAAGTTTGAAGCTTCTGCTGGTAGTGGTACAGGTGGAGGTATTTGGAGAGAAACTGTTGGGCCAGATATTAATAGAGGTTTCAATCAGAAGACAATGCCTCATGTATTAGTACGAAATGCTAATGGTAGTTTTGATTTTAAAGAATTTGATTGGTCAAATCGAGTTGCAGGTGATGAAGGAACGACAAGTGATCCTTCTTTTGTAAATAGCAAGATACAAAATATAAATTTATTTAGGAACAGGTTAGTATTTCTTGCTGATGAAAATGTGATTCTTTCTGCTGCTGATAATTATGACCGATTTTGGCCCGAAACTGTCCAGACTGTTGTCGATAGTGATCCTATTGATTTGGTTACTGGTGGTACTGAGATCAATTTCTTGACCTCTAGTCTTGCTTTTGCAAATACGCTTTTATTATTTAGTCGTCATGGTCAATTTAGATTAGATGCTGGTACAACAACCATAGGAACAAGTTTAACTCCTAAGACTGCAAATGTTACGGCTACTACTAGCTTTGAAATGGCAGCAACAGTTGATCCTGTAGGTGTTGGTAGAACTATTTATTTTGCTATTCCAAAAGGAGAATTTAGTGGTTTAAGAGATTTCTTTTTACCAGATTCAACAGGTGGTGTTCCTTTATCCGAAGAAGTAACTTCAGCAGTTCCTCGATATATTCCAGGTAATTTGACTAATTTAATTGCATCAGTATCAGAAGAGGCAATAGTAGCAATATCAAAAGATCAACCTAAACGTATTTATATGTATAACTTCTTTTTTGAAGATGATAATAAACTTCAATCTGCTTGGTCATACTGGGAAGTTAAAGGAGCAAAAACAATATTAGGAGCTTCTATTTTAGATAGTGATATGTATGTGATTCTTGAATATAATGATGGTGTTTATTTAGAGAAAGTAGCATTACGTCCTGAGACTGTTGATACAGGTAGCACAATAGAATTATTATTAGATAGAAAAATAACAGAAGCAAGTTGTTCTACTGCTGTTACAAATCCTGGAGGATTAGGAGTTCAAACAACAATTACCCTTCCATATCCAATGGCTACGACAGGAACAATGGCAGTAGTAGGAAGGGATGTTGCTGGCAATACTATTAGTCATGGTCAAGTTATTATTCCGACTAGCGAAACATTGACAGGTGGTGCAGGTAGTAATGGAACGATGGTAGTTAAGGGAGATTTAAGTTCAGCAAAGTTTTTTGTAGGAGAGTTATATGATATGGCTTATGAATTCAGTACACCTTATTTAAAAGAACAGCCATCTGGAGGTGGTATGGCTGTAGTAGCAGGGCCAAAGTTACAAATTCGTACATGGGCTGTTGTATTTGATAACACATCACACTTTATTTTACGAGTAACTCCTGCGGGAAGAGCTGCTAACGATTATCCTTACAATGGAATATCTGTTGGTACAAGTCCTCCTTCACTGGGTACGCCTGGTATTGGTACAGGAAACTTTAGAGTTCCTGTAATGACAAGTAGTCTCGATACTAAGATTGAGATTCTTAGTAGTAGTCCTGTACCTTGTAGAGTTCAATCAGCAGAATGGGAGGGATGGTTACAATCACGAGCCAAGCGACTCTAAAGAAGACTGCCTTTCATAGGCCGTCTATTTTGCAGGATGTGGTTGATGTTGCTGAAAATATGCGACAAGAAGATGCTGCTGAGCTTTATGCAGTATCAGGAGACACTCCTAAAGGAGGATTGCTTTATTGCTATTTGACAAGTAAGCCATGTATGACGATGGTTAGTAGGCATGGTTATGTGATGGGGATGTATGGAGTTATTCCAGAAAGAGAAGGAGTTGGTAGGATATGGATGCTAGGTCGAAACGAAATGACAACAGATAGATTGGATAGAATCACATTTTTAAGGCAAGCAAGAATAGAATTGAATAAATTGAATGAGCGATATAACTTATTGTTTAACCAGATAGATGCAAGAAATCAAATTCATATTGATTGGATTCGTTGGATGGGGTTTACTATTATTAAAAGACATTCCCATTGGGGGCTTGAAGGTCGTCCCTTTTATGAATTCGTGAGGATCTAGCTGAATGTGTGGAGTTGCTGCTGCTATTGGTATTGGTAGTGCGATCCTTGGGATCGGCTCTCAATACATGGCGTATCGGCAAGCGCAAGCTGATACTCGATTTTATAACGAGCAAAGAAAATTAACTTATCAAAGTCAATTACTACAAGCGAATGCGAATAGAGCTACAGAAAATGTCAGAGAGACTATGAATCAGAATTTTCAGGAGCAAACAAAAGCTTTAGCTAATATTGCTTTT